TATTGCTAATCAGATGAAGGATTCGGCAATTGAATTGGTTTATTACGAAAAGAGATGCAAGAAGTACCCGAATGGTCGGATGATCATTTGTGCTAATGGAATTAAGTTAGAGGACAAGGAGCTTCCAAATGGAGAATTCCCGTTTGTTAAGTTCGATGATATTGTCATTGGTGGAAAATATAACTCTGAAAGTGTTATCACACATGCTCGTCCTATTCAGGATCAGCTTAACCGTGTTATTAGTATGCGTGCTGCTTGGACTAATCGTCTATTGGCAGGTAAATATCTTGTGGCTCGTGGCTCTGGTCTACATGCCGAGCAGTTAAACGATCAATCTGGTGAAATTTTAGAGTACAATCCTGTACCAAATGCGCCAGCTCCTCAAGCGATGCCTGCTCCTGCAATGCCCAGCTATGCATATGAAGAGGAAAAGACTCTCGATGCAATGCTTGATGATATTTTTGGTATTAATGAAGCCTCTCGTGGTGTTCCACCTGGTGGAGTAACAGCGGCGATTGCTCTTTCTTGGTTATCTGAGCAAGATGATACAAGAATAGGGATTGTTGCTAGAAGAAATGAGCTAGCATTAGCCAAAACAATGCAGTTAGCTCTAAAATCTGCACAAAAGAATTATATCACTCCAAGAGTTTTGAAAATTGCAGGTCAAAACCTAGAATATACTGTTAAAGAGTTTGAAGGTCAGGACATGCGTGAAAACAATGACGTAATGGTCATTGAAGGATCGACACTTCCTGGATCTATCACGGCAAAACGAGACTTTATCATCACACTATTTCAACAAGGATTGTTTGGTAATCCTCAAGATCCAAAAGTCATTAGTAAAGTATTAAAAATGACTGAATTTGGTGATGCAAATGAGATGTGGAAAAAACAGGCTCTTGATGAAGCTCAAGTTAAACGCGTAATCAAAGCGATTGAAGAAAACGACAAAGTCTTATTAAGACAAAACATGAATGAGTTTGATGCTCATCCCGACAACTTCACTCGCGAAGTAAATGATTACAGTCTTCCCAAAATTCATTTCGAGATGAAGGTCATGCCTCCAAATATCAAGGCGCTTCAATTGAAATATCGAAACGCGCCATCCATGCGTACGTTTGACTCAAGCGCAGTCAAGACTCAGATTCGAGAGGGTATGAACAAAAGCGGTGATCGTGTGAAGGCTTTACTGGCAAATCCTGAAGCAGTTAAAGCGTTGGACGCAGCCTTGGAGGAGATTTATTAACCACCATGAAAAACGAACAACTTGCTGAACAGGCATTGCTGGCATCTGAAATTTTGAGGACGGGATGTGAATGGGAATACCGTTCGCCGCTCTCTTATCCAGAGTGGAGAAAAGAGCATCGCCCTGAAAACTGCCCATTGTACCGCATTGGTGATGGCTACAAAATCCGCCTCGCGCTCGCAACGCCGGGTGATGCGCGTCCACTTCATAATCCAGATGGCTTGACGGCTGAACAGGTTGGGGCTGGATGGAGGTTATTGCTAGAAGAGGAACTTGATGGACGGTATCGAAAAGGTTTCAACCTTCATTGGTGGAGTCGATGCTTTGGCGAAAATAACGGCGTTGGCTGGCACAAAGACGAGGAAGCGTGTTTTGCCAAATGGCCTAAAGAGGCTTACCGAGTTCCACTCTCCGTTCCATGGCCCGAAGCGCCGAAGGTTGATTCGTTTGCGGAGTTGAAGGCTGCGCAAAAAGCAGGCAAAACGCTTCAAGTTGTTTCAATGGATGGCATTTATCGCGATTGGCTCGGTGGAGAAGAATTTGAGCATCGACAGGCCGCTAATTTTCGCATCAAGCCAGAACCCGTAATGATCCCGCTTGGGCCGGATGACTGCCCACCGGGGAGCGTGTTTCGTGGCGTCGGATGGTCAAGCGGCATGTATCGCAATGTGTGGGAAGTTTGCGAAACCGGCGTTGCGTGGACTAAGGACATCTTAACTGATTGGAATCTTCTTCAAGATAATTACGAAATCAATCGCTCCATCCCAAAAACGGGGAAGTGGGATAAGGACGCTTGGGTGTCTTGCAGCAAGCCGCAGACATAACCCCTTGCAAACCATCACATTTGCGTAAAGATGGCTGCTGAATGGCAGTCAGAGCAAAGAGTGTAGTCAAATACGGCATTACGTTTAGGCCAATCAAAGGGCCAAAAGGTAAAATGCTGACTTGTCCTGACTGGCTAGTCGAAAAGCAGATTCTTGCAAATTATGAGAAGTGTAAGCAGTTCAAGTCGCAGAAGGTGTTGCGATGGGAGGAGCACTTTTGCCGACTGGTTGACATCATTTTTAGCGATCCAAATGGCATTTTTTACTTCCAATGGAATCCGAATGCGCTGAGAATGCTGCGCAATTTTAGAAAGTATAACATACTTTCAGTGGCTGGACATGCTTCATGCGTTCATGGAAACACGCGATTATTGAACCCGATTACGGGTGATGCGCCAACAATTCAAGAGCTTTACGAACGTAAAGTGGCTCCAACAGTGATGACATTGGCTGGTCTCGTTCAGGCCGAAGTTCCATTTATCAAGGGAGTTGAGCCGCTTTACGAAATAACGCTAGATAATGGTAACAAGTTTAGCTGCACTCTTGGTCATCGGGTTTTGACTCCGACTGGCTATGTGACCGTTTCCTCCCTTTCCTGCGGCGATTACCTTCAAGGATACGAGCCTTGCCATCCTCAGACCATTTCGGACACTTGCCTTTCAGATCAACGGCTAGATGCTCCCCGTTCGTCTGAAACAGTTGAAGATTCTCAATGCGGTTGTCATCCTTTACACCATTTATGTGGTGTACCACCTCTCCCGGAAGCAAATAACGGCCAATATGAGCCTCCATCACAAGACGGTGCTCAAGAATATAATGAGTGTGTTTGCGGGCATACGGATGCCCCTTCACATGAATTTCAACATACCCGTCCTTGTTCACAAGTCGCCCCTTCCAAGCGTAGTGCCTCTCTCCATAAGACGCAGTTGACCACTCTTTCTCAATGCCTTGGCGAGCAAGAAACTTCTTTACCTCTAGGCACTTCGTTCCAACAGCTTTCGCCATCTGGGTTAGGGAGCAGCCTTCAGCAAACATTTGCAAAACCTTGTCCTTATTCCTGTCGCAAGCAGTATAAGGGTTATGCCGACGACCCGCTTTTGGAGTTGGAATCCCGCGCTTACGAAGCACAAATCCAACCGTCGCAATTGGAATCCCCAACGTATCAGCTACCAACCGAGTGCTTTTCATCTCACCAAAAAGGCGAACAATGTTGTCGTTCCGTTCAATGTTTTTACTCCAACTCATATAGTTACAAGGTAACGCATGTTCAGGTGGTTTCAATCAAAAAGATTGGAATACACACATTTTATGACCTGCATGTGCCTATTCAGGAGCACTATTTTGCAGAAGGGGTGATTCACCACAATTCGGGAAAAACGGAAGTTAGCGCGATGATTGCAACGATGATGTTTTTCCTTGATCCGAAGAACACCAAGGTTCTCGTCACATCCACAACTGTTTCATCCGCCCAAGAAAAGGTATGGGGCAAGGTTAAGCAAATCTGGAATCACCTAGCCAAGTTCTTTGGTGGCGAGCAAAATCTCCCCGGAAAGCTATTAGATTCCAAGAACAAAATTCGCTACCAAGACGGCGAGATTAAAAGCGAACTGTCAGGCATCACCCTTGTTGTTGGCGAGAAATCGCGAATGAAGGAGTCCGCTGAGAAGATTCAGGGGACGAAGCAAGGCAATGTGATTCTTGTTGGTGATGAGTTCGCCACGCTTGAGCACAGTTTAGTCACTACGGCGCTAACTAACCTCACGTCCAACCCGAATTTCAAATTACTTGGCGGATTCAATCCCGACAGCTACTTTGACCCCGGTGGTATTATTTCGCGTCCCAAAGGTGGATGGCACACGATTACCGAGGAGGATGATGAGTGGGAGACGGAGATTGAGCCGTTTGGCATCAAGGGCTTCTGTATCCGTTTTGACGGCGAGAAATCACCGAACATCATCGCAGGTTACGAGAAATGGAAAGGCTTGCTCAAGCCCGACAAGCTTGCGCAATATCAGGCATCAGGCACCAAGACCCGCGAGTACTACAAGATGGTACGCGGCTACTGGTCGCCGACAGGAATGGCAGACGCTATTTACAGCGAGGCTGACATCTTCAAATGGCGGGCCGATTCCAAGGTTACAGACTTTATCGAGCCTCCAATCATGGTGGCTGGCCTTGATCCTGCTTTCACGCATGGCGGGGATAAAGCCGTTCTCTCCATTGGCAGATGCGGACTGCGCAAAGACCCTGATCGTGGCATTACGCAAAAGGTGTTTGAGTTGACGAAGCTCTACACGCTGGACGATGACATTACCAACACGTCGATTTCCAAGACGGAATGGGTGGTTAAGCTCGTCAAAGAGAAACTGGCGGAGCATAAGGTTGACGTGAAAAACCTCGCTGTTGACGCGACTGGCGGAGGCGATCCGTTCTGCGCATTGCTAGCCCGTGAGATTGGCCTTGGTTCGCTTAATGTGAAGTTCAGCGGCAAAGCTTCAGACAAGCCCGTTAGTAGGAATGACAACCGCAAAGGATTTGAGCGCTTCCGTAATCTCGTAAGCGAGCTTTGGTATATCGGCAAGGAACTGATTCGTACGGGGCAGATTCGTGGATTGTTGCCAGATGCCATTAGCGAGATGGTGGCGAGAACCTACAAAGAGTCTGGAGGCGTTGTTGTTGTTGAGCCAAAAGATGACATGAAGATGCGAACTAAGAAATCGCCTGATAATTTCGACAGCGTTTGCCTCGCAATTCACCTATGCCGCATTCGCCATGGGCTTTCATCCAACGAAACCGCCGCTCCACGTCCAGCCGCCAAAACACATCCGAACAACCTGCTTTTCCCGCCGTTCGACTTCAATCGCAAGCCGCAACAACAGACGAGGCCCGCTTATATCACGCTTAACGGTGGCTGGGCAGCAGGAATTGCTTGATCTTTACGGTAAACCAAACGACATATAAATGATGAAGCTATCGCTTTTGCATGCTACAAAAAGACCCGCTGAGGGGAAGAAGTGCCAACAACTCTGGCTAGAACGCGCAGAGAATGCGGCGAATATAGAGATAATCACCGCAATTGACGCTGATGACGAGGCGTGCAAACAAGTATTTCCAAACGCTGTTTTAAGCTACGGAGTAGGCGTCTGTCCAGCTTGGAATGAAGCCGCCAAACATGCCACTGGCGATGTTTTTGTAGTCATAGACGACGACTTCGAGCCTCCAGTGGCGTACGACCAAATTATTGAGTCTTATATGTGTAATAATGCCGACATTCTCCATGTTGGCGATAAGCATCGCAAAGACCAATTAATGTGCCATCCAATCTTCTCAAAAAGATACTACGACACGATTGGTTACGTTTGGCACCCCGCCTTTAAGTCCATTTGTTGTGATGATTGGTTTACGACGATGGCAAAATCATGGGGTTATGTTGATGCCACTGAAGGCGGAAAAGTTGATCTTGGTTTTCTACATGCTCACGTATCGAGAGGATATGGGCATGAAGACGAAGTAGCCCGCATCAGCAACTCCAAAGAACGCTACGAGCACGGCAAAGCGGTTTACGAGCGCCTAGCGAGCAACAATGTTGTTCTAGCTTTCACAGCCTACAATCGCGTTGATTACCTCAAGCAAACGCTGGCTTCTTGGTCAAAGACAAATCTTGAGCTTGTGACATCGGTACAATTCTACATCGAGCCTTCTGACAAGCTGAACGAAATCACCACCGTTATTGACGACTTTGCCGTCAAGTGTCCGGTTCCGGTGGTTAAGCATGTGAATCCTGAGAAGTTGGGAGTACTCAAAAACCCGTGGAAGCTGTTTGAGAACCTGTTTGATTTCCAGTTGGCTACGTTCGTGATCCTTGGTGAAGACGACTTCGATGTAAGCCCTGACACCCTTGATTTCATCGAAGCCGCACGCCATCAGGCGCAGCCAAAAACGCTTGCCATTTGCTGCAAAAACGTGGGTGAAAACAGTGACGAAAATCCTGCCACTTACACTTACGACACTGGTTTTTCTGGCAACATTTGGGGAACTTGGGCGGAAAATTGGCGGAAATACCTCAAAAAATCGTGGGATTTTAACTACGACAGCGGAACGCTAGATGCACCACAAAGCGGCTGGGACTGGAATATCGCGTTGCGAGTAATGCCGCAAAACAATTTGCGCTGCCTTGTTCCAACAGCTTCGCGTTCATATCACACGGGCAAGATTGGCGCTCACTGCACGGCGGAAGATTACAATGCTACCACGACTTCTAACTTTGTGCGCAAGAAGTACAAGGGTGGCTACATCGAAAAAAGCAAGGTTGCTGCCGTTGAAGTTCCAAAGGTGGCAACATGCAGCCTTAGCCACAGCGGAGACCTAGGGGACTGCATTGCCTCGTTGCCAGCCATCATCGCCCGTGGGGAGGTGGTCAACTTTCTCCTTCGCGACAATGGGCAGACAAAAGGGATTATTGCCAGAATGCACCTGATTAAGCCACTGCTAGAAGCTCAACCGCTCATTGCGGAATGCCGCGAGTGGAAAGAGGGCGAACATGTTGATTGGCCGTCCGAAGAGTTTAGAAAAATGGGCCTGCACGGAAATAGACGTTCACTTGCTGGCGTTCACGCTGATTGCGCTCGTCGCTATGGATTCATTACAAGAGAACCTGATTACAGCCAGCCTTGGCTAACTGTTGAGCCTGACAACCGCTGGAATGAACGCGTGGTTATCAACAGAACAGACAGATATAATAACCCGTACTTCCCGTGGAAGCGTATCGTTGAGCATTACGGCAACAAGATTGCATTTATCGGCACTCCGCATGAGCACGACATGTTTCAGCGTGAATTTGGGCTGGTTGAGCACGTTCCGACTGCCAACCTGCTTGTGGCGGCTAGGATAATTGCTGGATCGGCGGTTTTCATCGCTAACCAAAGCTCAAATATGTGTATCGCGGAAGGTTTAAAGCACCCGCGCATCCAAGAAGTCTGCTTGTGGCTACCAGACTGCATTTATAATGGCTCTAACGCGCAATACAGCGCCGATGGCTCCATGATCCTCCCCGCCGTTGGAGACGCGCCAGAACTCGTTATAGAGCGAACCAAACCCAAGCTGGAAATCAACATCCACGAAACCCCTCCCGGCAACTGGCAGTTTCCTGATTGCCCGCCATGTCCGCATCCCGTGGCCGCAGTTCAGTTTGTGCGCCAAGCTAACCCCACTTGGGACAAAAAGAAGGCGCTGGACGAACTCGTTGCCTTCAACATGAAGCGCATTCCAGCATGGTTTAATCAAACATCGGTTGACCCTGAGCTAAAGAAGTTTATGGTAGCAAAACGAAACGCTGGACTGGCGTAAAAATAACACATTCTCGAATGAAAATCGTAATCCCCGTAACCACTCACGACGTTGCCCGCCTGCCAAAAATGGTCAAGGCGTTTATCCATTTCGGCGGTCTAATCGACCACGGCATTGTTTTTGTACACTCGCCATCCTGTGCGGAAGAAGCAAAGCAAGCCGCTGATGATCTGCGTTCGCACGTTGCCAGCGTCGTTTGCACGCAGACCTCCTACGAGTACACTTTTGGCCTCTACACCGATGTAAACATGCTGTTCGTGAGCGCTGTTCGCTTCCTTGGCAATTCGGGCAATCAGGAGTACTGGCTGTGGCTTGAGCTTGATGCGCGTCCAATCGACTACGGCTGGATGAATTCGCTTGTTCGTGAGCACAAACAGAAAGGCCGCGAGTGCCTTGGCAACGTTGTTGATCTGCCGCAAATTCGCGGTGAACGCCTCGAAACGGTCACTGGCGACAAGATGATGATGGCTGTTGGCATTTATCCACCCGGCCTTGAGAAAAACGTGGAGACAGCACCTTTGGTTCTTGATCTTGGCAAGCCGCCACCGCGTAATCCTGAGCAGCCGTTTGATGTTTACCTTCGTGGCTCACTGCGCCGTATCGGCATGGCAAACACGGAGCTTATTTCCGACCAATGGAACACGGACAACTATCGGCGCACAGAGGATGGTATTGTTTGCAATGCGCGTCCGTTCCATCGCCTTGTGCGTGATCGTGGCGGCATTGTCTCGCCAAAAGCGGTTCTCATTCACGGCTGCAAGGATGATTCCTTGGACGAGCTTATCTTTCCCGAAAGGGAGTGTTCACCCCGTATAACTGCCACGCCACAGGCAGCCTCCGCTGGGGGAAAAGCGGAGGTCATCGTTACCACGCTCCCCGCCGTGGTTGTGGCGAGCGGGGAGCCTTCGGGCTTGAAAGGGCTTGTGGAAGCGAGGTTGAAGAAGGGTTCGTTGCGGCTTAACGTGCTAGCTACGGAGTTGAAGATGGATCAAAAGAAGCTCGAAAAACAGATTCTTGAGGCTGGGTTCAAGATTAAATCGGCTGGTTGGATTCAGGCTGCTTAGCCCAACACCACTCTGGATACTCAACGCCCTTGTCGTCCAGTACGTTCAAGGGAATATGGCATTTCAATTTCAGCAAGCATTTACAGCGCTTGCACGACGAAAGTTCTGCATCCCTGCTTGTTGTAGGCCAGCCGATGCGATGAGCCAGCCATGAGAGTGTAGCGGAGCACCCAAAGCACAATTTTACGGGCTTGTTAAACTGGCATCCAGAGCAAATAGAGGCGCGGCGTTCTGCCTCGCTTTTCTCAACCCATTTACCTCCATCAGCCAGCCAATTTTTTGCCGTAGCGCCAAAGCGAGCAATATCGTCAATCGTGACAAAGGTTTCAGGCTCGCCAATCTCCCGGCACTCAATATCAGGTCGCTGCTCGCAAATCTCATGGCGAATCACCGCTTGCCAGTCTTGCGGGATTTCGATGTCGTTGGCGATCCAGCTTGTGTGTGCCTTCTGAAGTATCGCAGTTAAGGCTAGTTCAGAATACTTGATAGAAGTACGCGGGTCGAGATATGTCCATCCATTCGGAGGAGTTTCGTGCTGTTGGACAGGTTCTTTCATTGCAATCTACGAATAGCTTTCTTTTCCGCTCTATCACGCACCTCTTTAGCTTTATCAGCAAGGAAATCTTCAGCGCGAACTCCCGGCATGGCAAGAATCCTCTGTCCATACTTCTCAACAATCGCTTTATAGCCTTGGCTGACTTCGCGCATGTAGCGATCTTGCTCCTCTGGATTGAGATGGCGACGACGCTTGCCGGTTCCAATAGTGCGCAAAGCCGGGTCGCTAGGCGATAGCCACAAATCACGCTGGTTAAGCTTACCAAGAAGCGAGTAGGCTGGATCGGTTGGTTGGCGCGGGAATTCACGACTCCAAGGCATTCGGCTAACCTTCACCTGCTCGCCAAAGATGTCCAAACGAGGCTTTCCAACGGCTGTCCTGTACCACGGGATTTCTTTCGCGAAGTTCTCGTACACGCCATCATACTTGTTGATGCCTTCGTTAAACCATGAATCCATGTCCTTAAATAGACGAGGAATGAAACCGCCAGCGAAGTTGCTGCCATAGCGAGAGAATCGCTTTACGCCGCTCTCGATTGGATCGCTGGAATGGACACTTTTACCCATGATTTCAGAAAGCTGGGACAAGGCGGCGGTATCAGCAACCGATGTAGAGGCAACGTAAGCAGCGGCAAAAAGCCTGTCTCCATAGTCCTTTTCATCCCACTTATCGCGCTGGTATTTCACCATGTCTGTGAGCGTTCCAATGGCGGAAAGAATGGCGCTAATCGGCCATCCTTGATATGACAGCACATGCTTCTTGCCATCTTTGCCATAAATGGTGATGGAGTACATCTTTCGGCCATCGCTCATCAGTTGAGACTTTTGTTCTGGACTTAACGACTCCCAAGAACCGTCGATTGACCATCCGCGCTTCTCGTCATCAGGCTCATCCGCAATAGCTTTAACCGCCATCCATCCAAGCCATCCAAGCGTGAAGCCAATGGCCTGATTGGACTGAATAATCGACTTCTTGGTGTTGTTGCGATTGGTCTTTTCACCAGCGCGAAGCAGAGCGCCAGCAATAGGAATGTAAGTAAGTGTATCGCTAAATTTATTAGAAAGATAGCGAATGAAACGAAGTCCAAGCAGGTTTTGCGCAGAGTACGCGGCAAGTTGCGCCGCTGCTGCCGATGTTTGCGCTAGCCAGATGTCGTATTTCGACGCATCAGGGTCTTTCTTGATCAACTCAGCCTGTCTAGCTAGCTTATCTGCCGCATCACGTCCTTTGGATGCCGCACCAAGAATCAAACGATAAGCGCCACCTGCAAAACCTTCTGGATTGGTGGTCATAGCGGCAATTTGACCGGCATAATTTGCCCCATCTATAATGTCTTGAAACTCGCTGTAATGCTTATCGGAAAGCTGACGCGCCCAATTGTCCAAGACGATCTTTTCAGCGGCGGTTTGTGGCTCCTTGCCATCAAACAGTTCTGCCTTCGCCTGATCGCGATAAAGGCTCATTTCAGCCTCAGTTGGCAGGCGTGCATTTTCGTAAATGGCGCGGTTCTGCGCAATCGCAAGTGGCAGGTAACCATACTTGGTCGTGGCAGCATTGAAGTGGTCTAAACCAGTCAGAATGCGCTCAACAACCGTCATAAAGCGGCCCATCATTCGCATAATCTTGCCTTGAGTCTTTTCCCACGGCGATGCGTCTGGATGCTTGTCCTTGTTCCAATGCAAAAGCTGGTAGGCTGTGCTGATAGGATTTCCACCCTTTAGGCCGTCTGCCATGAAGCCTGAAAGCTGTTCTTTGGAGTTTTCCAATATGGACTTATCACCGCTGACAATGTAGTGGCCCATCTCCTTGAATGCTTGCGGCCAAAGCTCAAAATAGCGCTTCAACGCCTTACCCATAGACTTCACATCACCCTTTAGAATCATATTGGAGCCACCATCGGCAATGATGCGTCCAAGGCCGTTTGAGAAGGCTGTGGCAATAGCAAATAGGGTTCGAGGGCCGGACAGCACAGAAGTAATCCACCAATCGCTAAGAATGCGGGCTTTACTCAATTTCTGCCCTTCGGACACTAGCTTGATTAACTCATCCGCTTTCTTCACCCACATAGGGTTGGAAATGTCTGGCGACTGCATCTCTTGAGCCAGCTTTTTAGCTTTTGCCAGATTCTCTTGGTTGACCGGCTTAATGCCAAACTTCTCTGCCAAGACTTCACGGAAAGCATCACGATCAAACGTGCCATCATTGAAGTGCTTCAACAGCTTATCGACACTCTGAATCACCGCCAAGCTGACAGACTTGTTGGATGCAAATGGCAGCTTAGCGCCCATCTTTTGGAGAATGCGCCCGAAGTATTCAGCCTTGCGGTCATACCATGCTTGGTCAAGTAAATCGACAAGCTGCGCTTTCTCATCATCGGTCAAATCGGCAAACGCCTCGTTTTCTTTAACCTTTTGCAGCATATCTGCGCGGCGGCGGAATTGTCCCGCTTCTGGCAACGTGAAGATTTGCGCCCATGTCCATCCTTCGCGGGTTTTATCCAGCAAGCGTTGAAGCTGTGTCATCTTGCCACCTTTCAACAGCTTTTCTTTAGCAGTTGGTCTGGCGAGCTTTTCAGCAGTCTTTTTGGCTCCAGCTTTAGTGACTTTCTTCCCGCCTTTTTTGGTGCTTGCGGTTTTGAAAAGTTCATCAGCAAGTTCTTCAAGCGCATCCTCAACCTTTTTGGACAATGTGGCTTCTTCCGCCTCAAGTTGGGCAACGGTCATGTTGTCATACTTGGAACGACGTTCAGCGGCACTTGATGCCTTGATGTTGCCTTTTTTGGAAGCGAGCGCCATGCGAACAGCGCCAAGATCGGCAATCCATGCGTGGATTTTTGCCAGCAACCCGCGTGCTTTTTCAGAGAGCGACTTTTTACCCTCTTCAAGCTGCTGATTTTCTAAAGCGCCCTCCAAGTCTCCAGCCATGGCGTCAGTTGCCTCTTTATTGGCGTCTGAGTTGATGGATTCAACCTGCGTTTCGGCATCTTCGGAAAACTTGCCAGCAACAGCTTCGGCTTGCTCCTCACGCTTGGTTTGCGTGATCCCATCAACGAGAATTTGACCAGCGTATTTAGGGTCTTTGTACTGCCAGCCAACACGACCAAGGCCACGGCCAAGGCCAGAACGAATCTGGCGAGCGTAGATGCCTGCGTTTTCACCCGCACGGTTGAGCGCATGGGCTTCTTCGGGGTCTTTTGACGCTGATGCCATCTCGCGCAAGACACGTTCAGCCTCAAAGAGTAGCGAATGTTGCAGGTCAAGATTCCTTTCGGCACCAATCGAACTCAGGTAGCCGTCGTTATTAAGTGTGTCGGCAAGCTCTGTGGCGCTCGGAAGCTCCTTAACCAAGTCGGCAACGATCTTTGTAGCGATTGAATCATTCAGCTTATTGCCCTCTTCGGTTTGATATGTTGGGTCAAGAATATTTCCATTTTTATCCTGAATCGGCCTGCCGCCATAGTTGACCTGTTTGCCTGAAATCTTCTTTTCCTGAACGAGCTTGCGGTGTTGAGCTTCTGTTTCACTCGAAACCCTTGACGCCTTCACCTCACTCGGCATCACACCAACATAACTCGCAGGCAATCCCACCACATCGTAAACGCCCCATTTCTCGCCAGCCGCAAGCATATCTGCGCTTCTATCCGTAGGCACAAGAAACGCGCTGCCATCCTCATAAAGCGCCTGTACTTGCTCGCCAAATTGCCGCTCTGTCAGCGTTGGAAGCTGCGTTTTAGCCTCATCAAACACCTTTTGAAGCGACGCTTGAATGCTGCCATCACCGATAATGGCGCGATCATAAGCCTTGCGAATTTCGCCACGAATCGTCTGTGCATCAACCTCCTGCGGAACCTGTTTCTCGCGCATCTGGCGCATGCGCTCAGAAGCGGAAGCCAGTTGGGCGTTGAGGGAGGCGGCGTAGGAGATACGCGAATAACGAATGTCGGGGGTTTGGTTGAACCGCTGGCTCAACGGGATGATGTTGCCCTGCTCGTCGCGTGTGACGGGGTCGGCGGATTTGATCTGGTTGGGGTCAAAGACTACGTATTGGTCTGATTCGCCATACTGATCTGTCACGTTTTTAACAATCAGTCCATCGTGTCCACTGTCCCTTGCTTCCACTGCAAGGTCATCAATTTGAATGGCTCCGCCTTTGAATGGCACAGCGTCCCACCCCTCACCCTTGGCGTCTGTCACCAATGGGTTTCCCATGCGTAGAAGTGTGCGGTATAACCCGTCTGCCGGTGTTAATTCTTTGGATGAGACATAACCCTGTTTCCACCTGCGATTATTTTGCGCGTAGCCTGCTGCGATGGCTGGTTCGCTGGAGAAAAACACATTCCCTTGGATATAGTTCGATTTGTCCTCGCGGCCAGTAAATATCGTCTTGCCTATTCTGTCTCCTCGATACACCGGCCCCACGTTATACCCCGCCGCCTTCGCCGCCGCGTCCACCATCGCCTGCTGCTTGGCAACGTCGCCAGATTCCACGGCTGCCATGTATTCGGCATCTTGTGCGTGAGTGATATTCGACTGTGGTAATATCTGGCTCATCTTAATCCCGCCACCATTCACAAGCCTCTGATCCGCCGCCTTAGCGCCAGCCTTCAACAGCTTCACCACATCGCGGATATTCTGAACCGTAGGCTCACCATCGTTGCCGGTAATCCAGCGCCAAATGTCCTTCAAAATCTCCACCAAGCGAGCAAGCGGCCCGCTAGTTGGAAACTTGGTCATTTTCTCGACATTCTTCGCAAGGAATTCCTCACAAAGCCCAAGCATCTGCTGCGGATTCGTTGCCCAATCGGCGTATTGCGGGTAATCACTGGCAAGCGCATCAAGCTGCTGCGGCGTAGCATTCTGCCGCACCCATTGCAGGATTTGCATTTGCAGCCGCGCTGGCAGACCGTAGATGCCACGATGGACAAGAGACTCATGGATCAACACGCGACGTACAGCGGCAACTGAAGGCGTAATGCCGAGTTTCGCAGCATTTCTGCGGTCTGACTCATTGACGCCAATGCCATCAGTGAACACGAAAGCACGGCCATAAGCGAAATTGCCCTCGTCAACACGTCCAGCTTTGAGGATTTTCCACAGTTCTGGGAAGTCCTTTTCGTTCTGCGGATTCGCAAGGAACTCTTTAGATGTGCCAACAAAGGCGTTCAGCACACCGGGAACATCGCCAGAGTTGTGAACAAGCGCGAGGCTTTCTTGACCGTCTGCGGGGCTAACGGCGTTCATTTCGACACCGGATGGGGTGCCGATGATGGAATCATAAGCAGCACGGCGAGATTCCGTCAATTTCTCCTGTTCAGCGCGTTCTTTTTCAAGGCGTGCATTTTCCTTCTCTTCCTCGCGGAGCTTCTTTTCGTAGAGTTTGCGTTCGGCTTTTTCTTGGGCGGCGGCTTCTTCGTTGACCCGATAATTAGCCTCACGAATTTTGGTTTTTTGAGTGCCATTTAATCCTTCAAGGTCTTTATCATCCTGAGATTCAAAGAATTTAGATGCTTTGACTCGAACTTCGGGCGTCCATTTAGCCTGAATAGTAGGCGAAAGTTCAGACAACATCTCGTCCAAAGCGGCATTTCCAGCCTCAACTTTACCGCTTGACGTTTCCGCCTGAGATGTTTCCTTAGTCTCGACAGGAGTTAGGCCATGACCCCCGACCTCCGCTGTGGCAGACGTGCCTAGACTACCCTTCTCACTCACAACTTGGCCGCTGGGGGTGAGAGGGGTTTCTTGTGTAGGCGCTGGGGAAAGTGGATCCGGCATTGCATCCAGCAAATCATCTGGATGTGTACTGCCAAGAATTTTAGCACGATAAGGGGCGTCGGAAACGCCGTTACGCCTAACTCCAACAATTGATCCGAAAGTGTCTAGCGCTTCATCCGACAGAGATTCGACATAAGGCGTCGTAAAGGCATCAACTGCGGCCCAACGGGCTTCCTCCTCCGGCGTTGGAATTGCTGATACATTGCCCACTTTAGGAGGCTTGACGCCAACCACACTGCCGCTGTCTCCCGACATGGGCTGGCCTTCGGTAGCGATACTCGTCGGCGTCTCCGTGGTGGGAGTGATGGGTTTGGTGTTGGATTCAAAGAAGTCAGCGAGCGGTTTAGAAACGGTTGGAATGCTAGCGGCGTGCTCTGGATATTCTTTTGCAAGCATCCAGTTAGCAAAATCACTGGCAAGTTTTTCGGCTTTGGTTTTAGATTTGATGTCTTCTAGACCCTTTGGATGCAATCCTTTTGCCAAAGATGCCTCCCTTGGAAGCGCTTGAGTTGGAAATAGCTGATGGGCAAATTCATGTAAGGCTACCCAAGCGGCATGCAACGGAGATTGAGAATCATCAACTTCAATTCCGTTTTTGTGAGACATGCCTTTGCCAGACGCAACAACACGCATACCATCTTTACTAATCTTGGATGGGAAGAATCCGAGTTTGATGGATTTACCGAATAAGCCGTTGGCCTTATCTACAATCTTGGTTGCCCATTCTGCAATGTGGCCTCTGGCATAGCCCACGGACTCCTTCTCCTTCATGCCTTGAGCCTTGGCGTAATTGGACAAGTCCTTTAATGGCATCGTGTCCATTTCGTGCGCCACTCTTGGAAACTTGAGATTGGAACCCCTCTCAGCGCCAGCATTGATAGCAGCCGCTTGACGCGCAAGTTCGGTGATACGAGGGGCTTCAACCGTTAAGGATTCCTCAACAGTTGGAATTACTTCTGGAGTGAAAGCCAAGCTTTCCGATGATGGCGATCCAATCGCTTGATCTGATTCTTGCGGCAGTAATCCTCCACCGAGATTGCCAAGCCCTTCGTTGGCTCCGTTTGCGGCTTCGAGATTGGCGACTTCTGGCGCTCCAGTTGGCAGAACAGGACTTCCAGCGGTGGTTGTGGGGAGGGGTTCATTTGGCGTGAGTGATTCAAATTGAGCTTGGCGTTCTGCGGCAGCTTGAGCAGCGGCGTATTCCTCCTGTGCTCGCATTTGAGCGGCTTGAATATCGGCGGCATCGCCTTCTTCTTGGGTGCGGCGAAGGCTTTCAGCGAAGTCTGCGGCGGTTGTGTCCTCTTGCTCAATCTCGTTGAGCGCCTGCGCTGTTGCAGCCACCGGGACGCCTTCAGCGGCAGCTTGATTGATGCTATCTGCGGCAGTTGCGACAGCCTCTTGAATGGGTGCGGGTTGAGATGAAGTGAGGGCTTTTTTAGCCACATAAGCAACTCCTCCAGCGCCAGCCGTCAAAGCGCCAAGTGTTGCCACAGCAGGAGCAACTTCTTTCGTGGCCTCCCACAGACCTTCAGCGCCTTGATATTTCGGAACAGCCTGATCCATGGGCAAACCGGCTTTGTAAGCCTCCAGCTTTTGCTGGTCATTGCCTTGCGCAAATTCAGTAATACCCTCTGTCAGATGCTCTGTTCCTTGAGCGCCAACGCCTGCCGCAATCTTCGCTTGAGCGCCACGAACGAGCGCCTTAAAAGCAGGTTTGCCAATACCAAGAATAACTTTGCCAGCGCCAAGTGTTGCAAGGTTTCCAATGGCCTCTGGCCCCGCTTCCCATAATGCAGTGTTTTGAGCAACTGGTAGCAAATCGTCATAGATTTTCTGCTTTTCTTCGTCATTCAAAGGACGGTTCAGCTTTTGCAATGAGAGGTCGTTAAAATGCTTCATGGCGTCATCCATGAATTGAGCGCCCATCATACGATATGACGTTCCAAATCCAGCAGCGCCACCACCAACGATGGCTCCAACTGTTGCGGCCTGTGGTGCAAACTCTGGCTGACCTGCCAATGTTGCTGCTCTTCCGCCTGCAAAAGCACCAGTTTTAGCGCCAATCAAAGTCGCTGGAATTGATGCGCCCATGAAGCCAAGGCTGGGAACAATCTCACGAATGTTCTCACCCGCTGTGCTTAAATCGCCAGAGGCAGCACGGCGTTCGTTTTCGGCCAGAACAGCACGATTACGATCCTCATCAGCTTGCATTGCCGCCAAATATTCAGGAGAATGCTCTTTTTGAATACCCTCCCAACCACGGCGAACGCCAGCCCAAGTGGATGGAATTACGTTCGTTGCAACATCGCCCAAAGCTGAAGCCACATCACCAATTTTAAAGAAAGGCTTTTCTGGTTCGGGCGCTTGAGATAAACGCCGATATTCTTGTGCCAACGCCGTCGCTGATTCCGCATCTCCGGCTGCGTCTGCGTTCAGCAATGCCTGAGAAATCTGTTCCAGTGATGCCATGAAAGTTACTTGGGTGCGTATTTCTGCAAAGCCGCTTCCAATTTAGGATCAGCAGCGGGCAACGCTACTCCCTCGTCCGAAGTGATTCCAATCTTTTCTTCGGCAAGCTTGCGCAGAACATCGCCATTTATCAGTTTCTCTCCACCCAAGAAGCGATTAATCCGAGCAAAAATGGGAGATTCCTTGTTGTTTGCTTTTGCAATTTGGGCGTTCACTTTTTTCAAGTGAGGATTCTCTTTCATGTAGTCGTTGCCGAGAATGGCACTGGAAACAGGCTCATAGCCAGTCACCACGCCTTTGTCATTTTTAACTGGTCTTGCTTTTCTGGAAACAATAGAGCGGTAAACGCTTTCTACCGCGTAACCATTCTTTTTGGCGTAATCATCAACCAGTTTTTCAAGATCGCTTTTAGCTTTCGTCCAAGCCGGTTTGATGTCTTTTTCAATGACTTCTTCGCCCTCAAGGTTGGTGCGAGCCTTTTCATAGGCGTCTTTCAATTGAGTCTTACCCTCGTCGGCCTGCTCAATATCCCACTCCTTAAACGATGGCGGAGTTTTTACGATTTCACCAAGTCGCTTCACAGCTTCTCTTTTGGCCTCCAATGGCAACGCTCCTGAAACAGCGTATTCAGCCAAGATTTTAGCCGCCTGTGGATTTGAGACATCCAGCGATTGAATTTCCTCGGAATAATGTTCGGGTGGTAATTCTGCATTGACAGCAGCCTGCGGAGCCGCTTGTTTTGGCGCTCCCATGCCGGGAACAACGGATTGCGGTTGTGGAGCAGCCTGAGCGCCAGCTTGAGGCGCAACAGAAGCCTGTTGGTATTTCTCGGGGTAAACGATTCGACGCGCTCTATCGTGCATCTCTGCAATCGACTTCATCACATCATCATTAGTGACGATTGGCCCAGCATTTGGGTCTGTATTCACCATTGGGATATTGTCCTTTTGGGCTGCAATAAGGTCTTTGAAAAGCTCTGCCTGATGATTTCCGGCATCCGCCTTTGGCCTGTGCTGCTGAACAAGCTGTTCACGCTCAATTGGACTCAAACGACGATCACGATACTTGTCGATAACGTCCATGGGAACGCCGCTTTTTAGCATCTCTACAAGACTATTCTCATGCTCACCGCGCATTTGTGCCGCATCAAAGGCGCTGACAGCATCGCCGCCTTGGGTGAAATGCTCATCGAAATACTGTCGCTCATGTGGCTTGAGCCTATTACGCAAACTAGGCGCGAGTGTCTTCTGCCCCGGACTTGGTTGAACCGCCTGTGCGTAATTGAGCATGCCGGGTAGATTCTTGGAACGAGCAGTTCCGGGGAATTGTGAGAGGATTTCTCCAAACTCTTCAGGCTTCCTGCCTCTCATCGCTTCAATGGCGGCATCCTCTTCCGCCTGAATGTCCCGTTGCCGCTGCATCTGCGCGCGTTGATCTGCAAACGCCTCACGCTGCAAATCGGCATCCATAACCGCTGCTTGCTGCCTGCGAGTCACAGGAGAATAGGCAGGATCGAGTTCCATGCCTTCAGGTGGACGAAAAATGTCGTAAGTAGGCGTAACGCCAACGCCAAAAACGCGCTGTGATGGGGTAAGTCTAGTTGGAGGAGGCATGAATTAAAGTGTCGTGAAGTTGCCCCAAACGCCGTTACCGTAGCCAGCGGTCATGCCCCAATTGACGAAATTGGTGGTGATTGCAGCGCCCCCACGGGAGGCTTTGGCTTCGTTGTTGAGCCATGTCAGTCCGTCTTGGAAGGATGCTTGTGCGGAGGCGTAATCGGAACCGTCAATGAAGTTGAGTGACCACATGCCAGCGCGGAGAGCAGCGAGATTGCCGGGAATCACCCAATCGCTTTCGTTGCGCATCAGCATGAAACGACGGTGGCAGCAAACGCGAATGGCCTTTTCAGCCACGCCTGTTTGATAGCGTCGATACATGGGACGATTCTCGCCGGGGTAGTAGCTGCCGATTTGAACAGCGGGAGCGTTGTTTACCCATAATGTCCATGCCCGCGTCATCGTCACGGCGGGGTCTGGAGTTGCCTGAATGCCTGTCACCTTGGAGAAAGTATTCGTGGTGTTAACAGAAGGCGCTGTACAAGTCACAAGCTCGCCTTCGATGCCATCGTTGCCATAAATAACACTACCGTTTGCATCCAAGCCGAAGATGCGGATGGTTTTTGTGTCATCCGCCACATGCGTTACGATCTTGAGCGTGCCAGCCGTCGTGATGTCAGATTGCGTGGCAAAACCATCGCCAAGGTCAATCAGAATACCGGGCCATTGCTTCGTGTCATCAAGCTCGCCGGGGCCATTCTCTTGATACGTGTGAAACTGCGAGAACGTCATCGCAGGACACTTGTTGTAAGTCAGACACAAAACGCTGTAATACTCGTAAGGCAGGGAGATGTAGCCATCAGCACTGGCGAAATCGACGTTGACCACCGCGCCTTTCCACTTGCCTGACAAGATGTACTTCTCGCACACCTCGTTGAGCATGCGAAGGAATTTGGCGCTGTTGATGTCATTGGGGTCTGCCAATGTCCATAATTGCGCCCTTACATCTGAGACTGCGAGGCGAGTGTTCATGAATTATGCGACTCCGCGTACTTTGTTGCGGAGGTAAGCGCCTTTTGCGGCATCAAGCGGCTTCGTGTTGGAGAACTGCGAGGCGATGCGTTTTGCGCCATCAGTTTCGGGCGAAAACTTTGTGTCTTGAACGGCTCGTTGCTCTTGGAGGTAGGGGTTCATTGGCACCATCTTCCCTGTAATGGGGTTCGGCATCATACCGCCACCTTTTTGTGGAGCGCCATAAGTTGCCGTAGCCGTGCCGTATGGATTCTGCTTAAACGCTGTCATGGGCTGTGGATTCATTTCGTCAGCATTAGGGCTTTCCATTGGGTTGTTGAACTGCACCGGAGCCTCGCCACGGGCAAAATCACGACGGGCGCGGATTTCTTCCGCCAGTGGCTGAAGATTTAACCTTGGACGAGTGGCGGGAGCGGCTTGAGAAATTGCTGGCGCTGCATTCTCTGGATTGAAAGGCTCGCCGTTTTCATCTTCCATTACTTGAGGCGATGAAATCTGTGACGGCCCAGCCATTTGATTGCCCCATTTGTCGATTCGACTACCGCCGCCGCTATACGGGTTCATGGAACCAAGTGT